GATTCTCACCTGCGTCTGCATTGGCGTTTGGAATTGATACATAAGCAACTTCTACGCTCATGCTGTAAACACCATCTAGCACGTCATGCTCGTCTGATGCCGTGTCCGTAATCATGATGCACGGATAAGTGAAATTATCGACTCCCCTCGGCGTGTAAATGGTGGTTGTGGTTAGCGTCTTTAAAAGATATGCTTTGACTGCTGATGTGGCTTTTTCTGTTATCATCTTTTTGTTTTTTTGGCGTTGTATGCTATTACTGACTTGTAAAATTTAATCATCTTTTGCGCTCCCACGATCACGGCTGTTTTCATGTCTGTTTTCTTAACAACGTGTGAAGCTTTGGTGTATTCCACTAATGAAACTAATTCAGATTCATTCTTGCCGTTTCTCATCCTAGATTTAGAAGTGCCGAGCTTCATCGGTTTTCTAGTCCACTTTAAAAAGCTTGCTCCGATTTTAGATTGATTTGATCCTTTTTGCTTTCTTGCTATGTCTTCCCCTGCGTCAATCCAACTATCCTTTGCCATGCCTCCAGATTCTTTCATCTTTTTGTTTATCGCCGCTTTGAATACCTTATCGCTACAAACCTTTTTATTCTCTGGCGCCAGTTTCTTTGTCCGCTTATATGCCAATGTTCTATTTTGATCTATCCACGCTATAACTTGCTCAACTGTTTCCAAATAGCGAGTCCTAGAAAGGTTTTGTTCCTTGCCTTGAAATTTAGCCGTAAGACTCTTTCCTTTGCCTTTTGCCGCACCTTCGTGAGAAAATAGGACATTAGACGCATCTTTGACGATTGCTCCTTTCTGTGGCTTAGATGACCTTCCATACGCCTGAGTTCTGAAAGCTATATCTTGCGCCGTAAATACTCCCCATCGATAAGTAGATTGTTCTTGCGTATCACCAAACTCTTTAGCTGTCGCATTAAGTTTTCTTTGTAGCGCATTCAAATCAATGTCCGTTGTAAATTTCATTCTGCCTGGTTGATTGATAATAGTTCAATGGTGATGAAGTATTCACCTCTTCTAACCGTTCCGATCTTCCAAGGGTTGTCCGCTAGTGTGCATGGCATCCCAACGTAGTCACTCGCGTCAAGTAGGTAAATCGCGTCAAAGTCTGGAGTCTGACAAACTACTGATAAAGACGTATCTGATTGATAGCCTCGCCCCTCCCATTCACGTTCATGAGTTGATTCCGCTGGCACAACGTCAACTGAGTCCCCGCCGTCAATGGATAGAGATTTCGCGCCAATGGTCGCAGATGCCTCGGTAAAACCAGCGGATAAGAATTCTGAAAGTTCGCTCATGGTTAGTAGAGAAAACCCAAGCTTTTAAACTGTCAAACTATTCGTAATCACGGACAGCGAGGAAATTTGCAAATCTTGGCTTTCCTGATTTGTAGAATCCTGAGTATTCAAAAGTCACAAGTTGACCAATCTCCAACTTACAACGTGCATCTAGTTTGAAGATGACACCGTTAAACTCTACTTTCCCACCTCGACTAATGACCAGAGCTTCATCTGTCTGCTTTGGCTTCATCTTAATGACAGTTGAGTAGTTTGGTTTCTCATAAGCTGTTTTCGGATTACGAATAATCACTCCCTCTCCTTTCATTGTTTCAATACAGTTCTTGAAAGATTCTAAGTGATCTTCATTTTCTATTTTGATTTGAGAAATGATCTTGGCAAAACATGGTAGCGATAACTCATTGATCGCTTTTTGACGTTTCCAGAAATTGCCTTTTATATCCGCATCAAATATCACGTATTTCAAACCGTCAAAATCACCGCTTCTAACCTTAGAAATTGTTTCTTGAAACTTGCCTCTATCTAGCCATAGCTCGCCGTCTAGCGTGATCCATGACGGCATAGAATCAATCCATGACTGAGGCGCGTTGAATGTCTTGCCGTTCTTACTAATGAACTTTTCACCATCCCAAACAGCACGAACACCGTCCAGCTTTTCAGACATGGCGAATCCTGTGTAATCTTGCGTTAGTGATAGTGAAATTGTCATTGTGATTTAAAATTACTTTATTTTTAAAAAATGTAAAGACAATAAAAAACCCCGCCCGAATGAACGGACGAGGCTTAATGAACAACAATTACTAATTATGAAAAAGTGTTTAACCCAGAAGAGTTGCTACGAGTTCTGGCTTCCAGACTTTCGCTTGATAGTAGCAAACGATCTCCATTAGATTCATTCCGTAACCTTTATACAAAGCTACCTCGAAAACTAATCCGCTGGTTGGATCGAAAACTGTCATGCGGTCTTCTGCGATGTCTCCACCGTCTGGCATTGCAGGCGGTCTCATTACAAGCTCAATTGCTGATCTATGGAAAAGCATGTTAGCTGTGTAGCTATCTCCAATGGTTACTGCTTTGCCGTCAACAATCGCACCCTTTAAACCTGGGTTTTGAATTACGATGTCGCCAGATGTTGCTGTAAGTCCAGTTTTGACAACATACTTACTTGCTGTCGGCTCGTCTGCTACTGTTACAATATCACCAGCTTTGAATCCAGTTGTGTTAACTGTTCCACCATCAACTGAGATTGTGGTTGAACCTACTGTGATGTTACCGTTATTGATGACGTATGATGCACCAGCTCCTTTAGTGTGGCTATTTACACCAGCAGATTGCTTGATTGCTACGCCGTCAATATCGAGAAGAACACCAGCGCGTAGAGTCTCGTTGCTTCCTGCCTCGTTTACCTTGTAGATGTGTGACAAGGTTTTTAGGTTAGTTGCCGCCCCTGTGCTGATGACTAGTGATCTCTGATTATCCTCTGGCGCGCCGTTATCAGTTAGAATCTGGTTAGCCTGTGGAATGAGCGCGTGAGATGATGCAAATGGAGTAGTTCCAGCAGTTCCAACAGCGCGTGAAGATCCTAGCTTAGCAACTGAACCAACGTGTGACTCGATAGCGTTTACAATCTTGCGAATGCCTTGCGCTAAAACATTGTTTACGAAGTTTTGTCTTCCAACAGTGTTATCAAGTTGACGGATAGTCTCACCTTTAAGTGGGATGTTGATACGAGCAACTTGACCGATTGTCATTTCTTCAACTGTTGAAGTCATGTCGTCACCTGCTGGCACTGTCATTGCTGGCGTGTGATCGGTGTTTAAAGTTGGTTGACCTGCGACAAAGCTCTTAACAGTGCCGTTGATTGACACGCCCTCTGAACCTGAGTTCACAAGAACGGATGAGGCGAAACCTACTGGCTCGCGTAGAACGATGTCACGTGCCTCATAAATGAGCTCGGTGAATCCTGTTAGTGTTTGTGTATTTGCCATAATATTAGTTTATAGATAGTTTTTGATTATTTGATTTTTCCGCCTTGTGCGATGAATGAGTTTCTAGCCATGTGATCCATTGCGTCAAAGTCTGCTCGTGATACTTCTGGCTTAGCTGATGAATTGGCTTCTTTAAGCTCGATAGGTGCAAAACCTGCTTCACCCACAATGTTAATTGCGGCTGTTGCTATTTCTTTTGCCTTCTCAGCTTTTGCGTCTTCCTGCTCTTCTGGTGCTACCTCTGGCTCAGTTGGCTCAATCACTTCCTCTTCTGTTGCCGCCTTAATAGCTTCTAAGATTTCATCCTTTGCCATCTTGATCGCGTCCATGAGTTCAGCTTTTAGCGTTTCGAGTTCACTTGGTGCTTCCTCTTCCGCTGGTGTTTCAGGTGCTACTTCTGGCTCAACTACTGGCTCGTCAATAGCCTTGATTTCTGGCTCTGAGGTTTTTGATTTTGAAAAGATCTTCATATATTTTTTATAGTTATGTTTTTGTAATTCTCCCTATGCTTCAAAACTGTCAACATTTGTTTCAATGAAATTTAAATATTCTTTTTCGCCAGCTACCATATCGATTAAACCAAGTTCTCCCGCTTGCTCTGGTTGATACCATCCAGCGCGTTTACACTCGTCATCTATTTGCGGACGTTTGGCTTTGACTGATTGCCAAAAGTTCTCGCCTAACAAGGTGACACGCTCTTTCAGGAATGATCTTTGACTCTCTGTCATTGGATTTTCTGAGAATGTTCCTTTCAAATCCGCGCCCTCGTTAGTTATCACCTTTGAATCGATGCCCATTGATTCAAGATATTTCGAGTAATCCATCCAAGAAAGAATCGTGCCAATGTTTCCAGATGTTCCACTCGGTGATGATGCTACGTGCTGACATTGTGACGCTAGACCATACGCCGCGCTTGTTGCGTTGATGATATATGCGTAAGTTTTCTTTGAGCTGTTAGCGATTGCGTTTTGAGCCTCTAACATTCCTGCCACCGTTCCGCCTGGACTATCCACAATAAAAACAATGTTATTCACTGAACTGTTAGACTCTGCCATTTCGACGTCTTCTATGATTTCCGCATAAGAACTATTTCCCATTCCTAGATCGAGCGGGGAAGCATCACAAAGTAACGCTCCTTTAACGTGAATAAATGCGTTTTTGCCGTCAATCTTCATTGATTGGCGTTGCACAAAATACATTGAAAGATATTCTCTAATTTCACAAATTCCATGATTAGCTAATTCTTTAATCTTGGATTGTGCTAGTTCCCGATCTTGAGTCATGAGATTGAGCAACCCATTCGCAGTAATTGCCCATTCTCCGCTTTTCGTTACACTGTTGATTTGATTCTTTGCATTCATACTTTTAAAATTGTTGAGTTTCTACTTCCACTGGTGCTGTCTCGTTTGGCGTTACCATGAACATTCTTCTAGGGTCTAGCTTGTAACCTGATCTAGCCTCTGCCGCTTCTAGTTCTTGCTGTTCTTCAATCAACCAATCCGCACGCTCTCTGAGAAATTCACGTCTAGTCTTACCATGGAAAGCTAACGCTTCATCGATGTTACGAGTTCCAAGTCTTAATGATTCATTTATCATTCTCTCTTCGCGTCCGTCATCTATTGATAGCCTTGGCGGTCTTGAGAACTCCCAAGCGAAAGGTGATGAAAGAATCGGAAGTTCACCACGTCTGGCCATAAATGAATACGCGTAAGAAATAACTCTCCGCATCCATTTATCTAAAAGTTTTTGACGGCTGATGATTGCGTTTCTAGCCTGTAATATTTCACCGCGCTCGGCAGTTCCTTGCCCTGTTGGTTTCCATGTTAATGAATATGACCACTCCGCGCCTGCCGCTAGTGATCTAATCATTCTATCATGGAAGCTCTCAAATGTATCACCTCCGCTCTCATGCTTCATCTGTGAAATCTTGTAACCCGTGTTAGCTTGTGCATACCAGATTGACGTATCAACGCGCTGAGCTGTCACCTCTGCGTCTGATGCAACAAAGTTACCCATGATAGCATTTGCCACACTATCCTCCTCTGCCGCGCCTGTGTCATTCTCTACAAGTAATCCAATAGATGAAAGAATGAGCTGCCTTCTAGCCTCTGATTCTGTGCTTTGGAGAATATGCTTTAATTCGTTTAGTGCGTGCGTGCAGTATGGTAATCCTCTACGCCCATCTGATTGAGACGGATTGAAAGAATGCCAAATGTATTTAGCTGAAATATCAGTGAATGCGTCATCGGCTGAACCCGTAGAAACACGATAAGCAACAGCTCTATCCTGACCATCGTAAATGATTCCAGCGATTATCTTGAATCCATTGTATTCTCCGCCATCAACTAAATAGTTGCCATCTTTATCTGATTTCCTTTTGCCTTTGGTTTTAACTAAATATGCTGGAATGTTCTTCACCTTTGGTCTAGTTCCGCCGTCTCCGCTGGTTAGAAATGTAAAGTGATCGCCACTGATGTCAGTCTCTCGTGATAGTTCTGAAAGGTTTTCTCTAATATCCCACTGACCACCTCTAACGTCCAAGGTATAGTAAAAATTATTGTGTAGCCAATCGATGACTTTCTTTGCGTCTTCTCTGTCTGCCGTTCCAGTGTAGCTTGTAAACCATGCTTCCCCTACTGAGTAGTTCGCCTTTTGATCTACGATGCACTTTGCCGCGCCTAGGTTAGCTGTTAGACGCTTTGAGAGGGAAACTATGACATCACGATCACGATCTGTGATTAGCTTATCTAGTGAGATATTTCGCGTGTCAAATTGCGGAGAGTTCATCGGGTTAGTATCCGCCCCGTGAATAAATCTTCTTGCTGGTCTTCCGTCCGCCCCTAGTATATTTCCTACCATGATTAAAAGATTGGTGTTGATTTTGATGAAATTTTATAACCTAGATCAGCCATGCGAATGACTAGACCTAGCATTTGAAGACGTTGCCCGTTAGTGATATTATGAGTCTTTGAGAATGATTGACCATTAACAGACGCGCTTGTGATCTGAGTGCTGAAAGACGCATCTGTCATCATTGATTTAGCAAGTGACTTTCTTTCTGCGCGTAAATCTGCAATGATTTTCTCATCGTCTTTGATAGCTTCATAGACTTCACGAGCGGTTGACAATAGATTCATGAAGCTTTTTCAAACCCATCTCTTTACACTGTCAAAGTCTTTCTTTAGTCAAATATTCCTACCATCAAAGCCGCTGCTACTTGGTAAACTTCGCAGTCCCATAAATGGTTAGCGCGGTTAAGCGTTTCCCAGTATCCGATAACTTTCTTCTCTATACCTTTTTGCCCTTCGCGCCTGACTTCGGATTTCATATGAAATTTATACGTCTTGGAAATATCTCTAGGAATGATCCACTCTAAGCCATTTCCGCTCATAAGTCGTGCAAGAATATCTTTAATAGGGTCTGTCGCTATCTCGAAGTAAGCGCATTTCCTCCCAGCCTCCCCTTGAGTATATCTTATTGGGCTATAAGCTTTTTCAATTGGTTTCCCTTTCTGCGCTTTGTGAGCGTATGACATTGACCGCCCTCCGCCTCGTATTCCAAACCATCCGTTATCCGCGCATAGTTGAGCTGTCTTTGACCATTCAAAGCCAATGTCGATAAACACGCATGTATCTCTAACATCGTATAGCTTTTGAATCTCTTTGATTTTGAACTCGTCATCGGTTGAAGGGATGTAACCTTCCCATAGTATCTCTGAACGCTTGCCTTTTGACCATGCTCTAACCACTCCCCAGAAATGTTCTTGCCCTTTATCCAAAGTAAAGAAACGGATTGTTTCATCTTGGATATGCTGTTTGGGGTCGCGCCCGTGCATTTTCTTGTCTGTGAATTGAATCTCTTTGCGCTGCAAACTCATCTCATCGTCCCAAGGAATACAGTCATCTTTCTGGTGCGTTTGCATCCATAGTTCAGTGACTCCCATATTTAACTGTCTCTTGGCTTTAAGTTCTGCCAGCGCGTATTCTCTCCACGGCACCCACCACACTCCTAATCGGTGCATCCTGTAACCTTTAAAGCCTGTCAATCCTTTTGATGTTTCGATGTAGTCAGATGCGTCCATGAGTTTACGTCTAACTCCAATTTTATCCTCATAAGAGTGCTTACAATGCGGACATTCAATTCGCGCCGTGTCCGCGCTGGCTTGCTCATCGATCTCGTCTTTAACCTTCACAATGTCATACTTCAAATGAGCGCGGGCATATCTTACCCATTCTCCACACTCGCAAAGAAATGACCATTCTGCCTTGTCCGTTTCCTTGTAGGATAAATCCATCGAATCATCTTTGTAGCCTGCTTGTGATACTAGAAATACTTTGCGATTCCATCTGTTATGATGCCTGCCTAGAAACTCCCTTAGCAACTCTGGCGACCATCTCCAGATTTCATCACCATAGAGATACTGCATGGAAAGCTCTTGGCAGTTAGACATGTTCGCGCCTCGGATGTGAAGAGGCATGTGAGGAAATAGAATGTCAGAAACACGTGACTTGTGTCTATCCGCTGGGAATAGCTTCTTCACGTAGTCGCAACTCTTTAGCGCGTAATCAAGTCTTGTCTCTTTCCAAGTCTTTGATGTCGCGTTAGTTTGTGACATGTAAAGGAATGGACCAGGCTTCTCACTAATTACCCAAGGAATTAAACCCTCTGCCATTGTTGACTTCCCGCAACCAGTCGGCGCATATAATACAACTTGCTTAACGTTGTGATCTGTAAGGCACATTAGTGGCTTTCTTAGCCATTTCGTTTGAGTAATATCGAACTTGTTTGAACGCTCTGAGTTGGCGAGCTTCACATTGTGACTCATCCAGTCAGGAGGGTCAAGGTCTGAAGGTGGTCTTACTCCTAGGCAGAATGCTTGACTCATTTCCTTTCCCTCCAAAATTCGCTTTCCATGTCGGCAAGCATGGTTAGACATTCCATCTTCAATTTCTCATAAGCGTTTAATATACCTACTTCATCGAGTCCCGCACAAGTGCCAGGTAGATCATTACCCATCTTATCAAATGCCGCTTTGACTGCCGCTCCAATCTTGGTTTCACGTTCTTCAACTTCTTGAATTGATATAACTAAGCCCTCTTCTTTTTCCGCCGCTATTAATCCTTTAAACGCTAGTGCCTTTTCTTTG